TACCTTTGCTCTTCATTTGGGTAGCTATCCAATGACTCCTGGTCTGACATGCACCTGTTGATGTAGTCATCATGAGTCTCTTTGGCATTAGGAGTTGGCATTTGTCTTTGGTTTACGTTTCTTCTTAGGCTTAGGAGCTTGCTCAGCAGGAATAGGTGGCTCAACTGCCTCATACTTGATAACTGTAGGCACTTCCTCGAATAGGTAAGATAGTCCAATAGATTGGTAGTACTTCACCTTGCTCATGTCAATCTTAGCCACTACGATAGAACGTTGTCCTAAGATGCGATCATATACTCTGACAGTTTTGTCAATGTATTCTGTTTTAATTTTAAAATTGCTCATATTCTTTAACTATTATAAATACTAAATATAATGCTAAGGTAATGCTTGATAACTTAAATAGCAAATATGTGTTTTCATTCCACAGTGCCATCACTACTCCAAAGGCCATTATGTAAGTCATTAAGCCTAAAAAATTAGCATTCCTCATACCTATATTGTATTTGATTAATATTTTCTTTAATTTCTTTAATCAGGAAGTAGGCAGATGTACTGTTAATGTTAAAATACTTAGCGAGTGCAGTCTGAGTTGAGTGCCCTTTGTCATAATATGCCTCGAATACTATCTTTTTTATTCTATCCTTTTGCTCTGTTCTGTATATCTCAACAAGTGCCTTTTTAAAATTGTACCTATCCTCTATCTCAATCTTGTGCTCCAGGTCAGTAGAGTCATCAATGACATCCATTGTGTACTCTTGAGACCTGTACAAATCTTGTTTCTTAGTCTTAGAGCCTTGAGTCCAGATAAGATCACATTTAATGGTGTTTAATAGATAGCTCTTAGCCTTATCCTCTGTCATATCTTGAGCATTGAGTCCTGCACAGTGTAAGTAAGCATTGTTAATAACTGCATCTGCATCTATTGAGGTTGGTATATTGAGCACATCTAAGAAATGTCGTGTGTACTTGAGCACATCAAGGTAGTTGTGAGTAAGATATCTATCCAAGTGCTCCTTCATACCATTGAGTGAAGTCTTTGAGCCATACCTTTCTGCGTACTGATGCACAGAAACACTCCTTATCTCTTTGCCCTGTGACTCTATTTTTAACGTGTTGCAGTTGTATAAGGTTTCTCTTGGTGAGCACCTTGTCCTCTGGCTGATTGAGGATGGTTTCTATGAGTTGTATATCAGTTTGTTCAAGCATACAGCTGTGAGTGATGTGGCACAAGCCACAGTGAATGATTGTGAGTAGGCCCAAGTCCCCCAGAAGCTGAGACACTTCCAGCAGCCAAGTGAAGTATGTAGCCAATCTGGGAGGTTGAGCTTGTTATCTATATAGTTCTGTAATGGTTCGAAGTGAGTGAACCACCAGGAGATTACTAAGGGAGTTAAATATCCTATCATGGTGCTAAGATAATAAAAGTTATTAACATGACAAAGGAGAGCTGTTACACTCTCCTGTCTGGCTGCCGAGCCTCAGTTGTTAATCTTATCAAGTATCTCTTGAGGGGTGTGGTACTGCCCTTCAATGTAGATCATTATTTTTACTAAGTAGTTCATTTCATCAAGTATTTAAACACCTTATCATAAAACTTACCTGTTACCTCATTGCCATGCATAAATCGATACATTTGAAACTTATCCACTCCAACATCCTCTGCAAGGTGAACAACTTTATACCTCCTTGATAGCTTATCAAACAACTCTGCTCTGATTGAGTCAGTGAGCGTCTCACCATCTTTGATATACACAGTCTTAGAACGGGAGGTCATCGTCATCATTATTTGTTGTTTGAGCCGGTTGCCCACCAATGACCTGCACCTTCCATGCATCAAGAGTATTGTAATACCTCCCATTGAACTCTCTACCTCTCACATTGTATGATACTTCCACTTGCTGACCTACACCCAATGACTCTAATACATCCATCTTATCATTGCTTGTTTGGAATAGTATATCCTGTGGATACTTTTCATCTGGGGTTGTTACTACAAACTCTCTCACTGAGAATTTATCACTGATTACCTTGATTGGGTTAATGAGCTTGATAGCTCCTTTGATTGTTGAATCTGACATTGTTGTTGTATTATACTACTCTCTCAGGGAACGCTATCTCTGGAGTAGTTTGGTTTATAATCTCATCAGCTACTATATTAGCATAAGCAACTGCAATCTCATGGTCTGAGCTGTATATTTGATGCTCAATGTCCATACCGTTTCTAATTTGTTCCATTCTTACAGGATTTGTAAGGAATGCAGCCACTAATTGAGTGACTATTTGTGTTCTTGTTTCCATTTGTTATTTGTTGTTAAAGGTTAATTATTTCTTGTTTAACTTCTTGCCAATATTCATTACAAGCATAATAATCCTCTGTTGCTTCTAATATTTCATTAACCGCAGCTAATGCACATTGTTTAACATGCCCTATAAATATTGGCGGTGAATTAGTTTTTCTCCAATCAATATCTTTTACTATCTCAAAGTATTTATCACATAATCTCCTTGCTGTTTCTTTTGGTGTCATTATTTATTATTTAAAACATTAATATACTGTGAATAATACTCTGAGCAGTGAACCAACCGTTCCTTAATCTGCTCCTCAAGTGCCTGGTCTCTCTCATATCTTAACACAGTCACTCTATGATGAGCAGGTATGTGCTTGACCTTATGAATTGACCTATTATCCCAATCATTGAGTAGAGTATCATCTGTATCATACATGGTGTACACTAATTCAAATGATGGCCTATCATAGAGCCACATGTATGCTCTACCCTGCCACTCATAGTCTGAGTTTTTACCTTCCGATGGTGTTGCCGGGAAGGTTTCTAAGGACCATGGGCTCTTGATGTCAATGATCACCTCATCAAGTAATATGTCACAACACCCTGACATGAGTTCATTAGTTACTCTGATTGTGTTCTTAGTGTACTTTTTAGTGAAACGAACTTCATTGAGTAAGTCAATACCATCCTGCTCCCAATCAGTTCCTTTAATCATTGGCTTAGTTTTAATATCTGAGCTGTATCCAAAGAAGTCCTGCTTAGCTATCTTACGTATCTCAGACTTAGCAGTCTCAGACAATAGCTCAGACTTACTCCTGCAGTTAGTCATGAGCTTACCTAATTGTGATGGCCTCCATTTCATAGTTGTGCCTCCTGTTCTTTGGTTAAATAAAACTTAGCTTTTAACTCCTCAACTGTGTACTCATTAGCTTTAATCTTAGCAAGAGCATTATTGAAACGTTCAGTTGACAATGACTCTTTTTTAGTCTCAGTTGGTTGGTCCTTTGATGCCTGTTGACCATCATCATCCACTGCCTGTAATGACAAAGCTGATTGCAGTGTGTAACGTCTGTAGTAAGTGATTGCACTACCCATTTGTTGTGGTGTGATACCTTGAGGTAAGTCCATACATGACTCGAGCATTGCACCTGAGTCAATATCTACTATTTGAGTGCATACACTGTTACCTTGAATAGGTTGGATAAGTAGCAAGCCATTCTCTAAGAGCACAGGCTCAACAGTGCTAAGGATAGCATTAAGGTCAGCATACTTTGAGTGATGACTTTGTGCGTTCTTAGTTACCTTACCAATGGCTAACTTTGCCCTGTGTAGTTTTTGATGTAGAGTGAGTGTGTTACTCAACTCATTCAGCTCCTTGATTTTCTCAGTAGCTGTTTTGATTTCTTTTTCCATACTGTAAATATTATTTTCATCAAAGATAATAAACTTTTGCATATATGACAAATAAAGTTATTAACATTTGTATGTTAGTTCCTCTCCAGTAAGTGCGAAGTATAGATTTTCAAGTTGATGAACGTACTGAATATGCTTATATCTTAGAAAGTTGTTACCGTTTTTTATTACAAAAATATTAGTTATACCAAATTCATATCCATAGTGATAGTCTTTGACATATACTCTATCAGTAACTTGTTTAAACCCAAACCTAATCAGCCACTCTTCACTTATCTCCATTGCTTGATAGAAGTCATCAAGGTCATCATCTAATAAGTTTCTAAGGTCTTCTAAATTGATGAGGTCACTTTTGTAAGTGCCATCTCCCATCTCTATTTTGTAGGTGTTACCTAATCTAATTTCGTGTGAGTCTAATGTCATAATCTAATCTATTTCATTATTAATCCCCTTCACAGGGTGTTTATATTTCTTTCTAAGATGTTTCAATTTTACTTTGAACTTTGGCATTTTGAGTTTGATTCTCATATCCCTAATGTAAATTGTTCATACCACTCCACAAACTCATCAAAGGTCCTCACAATGATATACACCCCTCCTGCACGTTCAATGGAGGCTTGATACTCCTTCTGTACTTGAGACTGTACATCCTTTCCGTACTTAATCTCAATCTTAACTGACCTCCCTCTGATCGTAGCAGATATATCTGCAGTTCCTTTGGTTGACTGTCCAGGTGTCCATTTGCCCGGTAACTGTTTTGTGTGTGCCATGATGCCAGAGCCAACAGGTATCTTAGCTCCTTCTCTGTACTGACCTTGTGAGCTTATTCTCTCAGCTTGACCGCCCATAAACTGTATCCATGCAATGACACACTTTGTCAAGGCATTGGCTGAGTTATCTGTCCAATCTGTCTTTGGTATGTATGCCTCTGGCATGTTAGGATACTTCTGTTTCAACTGCTCCATCATTAGAGCATTGAGTTTGTCTTTGTTAATTCGTTTCATGTTATTCTCTACGTCTACCTTTTTCAAAAGGAATAATTGTTAACTTAAATATTTCATATATTATTTCAGATGATGTGTATCCCCCAAAATCAAACTCTAAATTTTCATCTTTCTGAAAGTATCTTAAATATAAAGTTGGAATTCCTTTGTAAAAATCTAAAAATAAATAATCTGTATAGTTGTATATACCATATTCAGCAAATACATTTAATACTTTTTGATTGTGCATTGTACATTCTCCAGTATTATTTTCATACCCTGAAAATTCAAAATGTAAATCTCCTTTTTTTAACCTGATAAAATCAATTATCTCATCTTTTGATGCTGTTTTTAATCTTTGTACTGTCATTTTTTCTCTATTTTAATTATCCAATTATTAACTGTTGTTCTGCTAACTTGTAAAATCTCAGATGCTGTTGTTCTATTTAGATTAGGATCTGATTGATACATAGCTACAAATTTATCATACTTATTAACTCCATTACTTGCTTTAATAATATACTTCATATCCTTTTTATCCTGTGATTCAATCTTAACTTTTTTACTCATGTTAATAAAGTAGTCAGACAGTTTCTCAGCTTTCAACATAGCATCTGCACCTATCAAACTATAAGAGCCATCATTCTCTTCAATATCATAGCTCCATAAAGCATTGAGAAGGAGTGCAAATCTTGGGATATAGCTCTTTTGCTTAGGCAACATTGACTTCATATATTCATTCTCACTATCACTGTTCTGCATCTCAGTAATCTTATTGAATATTCTCATCCATTGTATCTTAGCCTTTGGAGATAGTATTACCTTAATAGGCTCAATATCATCCTCTTGATTGTATTTAACCCACTCTCTTTTAACTGTATCAAAAAACTTAACAACATACTCATCATACCAAATTAAGATACGGTCATCCATCTCATTTTCATTGTAAGTATCAACATACAAATCAGGGAAAGTTATTAACATCCTATCTGTAAATCCATTCTCTTTGTTCTCCTCTGTATTAAACTGATCAAAGATACTTGGCTGGATACCTCCAAGCACAGGGATGTGAGGTTTATCAACAAATGAACTCTTAGCTGTTTTTCTGTTCATACTTACAGCCTTACCACTCCAACAGGATAGCCAAAACTCAAGGTCAGAACCTGCCCTATATTTATTCATATCTTTAAACCAACCTGCCAGCTCATCTTTGAACACACCCACAGCATTTTTATTCTCTTCATGCAAATCAACTAATGCCTCAAGAGTGATGTCATTAACTATGAATTGAGTCTTTTTAGGTTTACGTAACTCCTCTGAATGCTCTCTCTCTTTTTTATCTTTTTTCTCATATTCAACCCACTTAGCATACTCCTTGATGTACCTTCTAATATGTGTGTTATTTATAACCTCAAGAGGTCTTATCATTTGATTAATGCTTGGTGTCTTACCAATACCTGCCTTACCTACTAATGAAATCCAAACTGTTGCATTCTCAACCCATCCTGTCTTAACTTCGAGCTTCAATGAGTTACCAACTATCACTGATAATAGCCAAAGGAATGAGCTACCCATGTAATCAATAGATAGACCTAATGTTTTAGCACTCTCAAGGATGTAGAGTTGAATATTCTCAGGAAATATATCAATAGGAAATGTCAACTTATCAAGGTCAACTGTAGGTCTATCCTCTATATCAATTTTTGGCACTCTTCGAGTTCCATAGCCTTTGTGATATAAGTCATTTGCAGCCTCTTTAAAGCTACCAAAGTGATACTTATGAGCATAGATAGCAAATGGACTTAATAACTTCTCAGCAGGATAGTTTGTTCCTGTGCTAAATAGATACATACATCCACTATCTTTATACACATATCCTGAGTGAGGTGAAGTAGCTCCATGCCGTCTTATGATGTAATTCTTAGTAGTGTTTCTTACAATATTAAACTCATCTGATATAAGATCTATTGTGTTGCTTTGATTGTTATAATCATCCCAAGGACTTATCTCATTATCATTAACCTTATATTCTTTTTTAGTAGGTTTATCCAGGTTAACCTCTTCAATATAGTTGTAAGTCCTCGAAATAGACCAAATAATCTCTCTCTCTTCCTCTGTAATGTACTTAATATCATGGTATTCATTCATACCATAAAAGTTACCATACAGGATAAACTGTCCACCCCTGCCTCTTGATTCAATAATAGCCTCCTTCATTCCTTTAAGCTTGGCTATCTTAGTATTACCACTATGAGCTGTGCATTTATAGATGATATGATAGCCATCCTTCATTGTTTTAGCAATGACTACCTTCTCATCAAAGTCTGAGATATTATCTCTTAGGAATGATATATACTCATCCCACCATTTCTGTCTATCTGGAAGGGATGGGAGCACCTTCAGATCAACATCAATACATTCAATATCATTGAAACCTGCTCTGCACCCATAAAGAGGTGCATTCATTCTGTCAATATCATCTGCAGTCTTACATTGTTGCTCAGTCCATTTTAACTCTTGAGGCTTTTTTGTAGCATCACAAGGTATTATGCTATAACCTATGCCTGCTAATTTTTTAAGATAATCTTTTGTAATCATATTACGCTATTTAAACCACGCTAATTAAAAAATAGGGGGAAAGGCAGCGTGAACCTTTTAAGTGGATGCCTCCGACAACCCCTTGAACAAAATTAAACATATTTTTAGTAGATAAATAGATACTTTATAAACATTATCAACAAACTTATTAACTGTAAACTACTGTAAACTACTGTAAACTTTTACTGTAAACCTTTTTGAGTCATTTTTTCAGTAATGACGGGGGTTTTAGAGCGTTTCAACTGTAAACTTTACACTTTTTTAAAAAATTATTTTTTTTCTACTGAGTAAAAATAAAAACTGATAACCTAAATACTGTAAACTTTACAGTAAATTTGAATTATTGATTTGATTTTCAGTTAATTACAGCGTTTTTGGTTTACACTTTAACTGTAAACTGTTTACAGTGGTTTACACCTATAAAAAAACCCTTCCAGCAGTGCCAGAAGGGTCAAACAAATAATTAATCAAAACAGTATGGACTACAAATTTAATTCTTTGTAGAGATTATTCTTAATTCTAAATTTAATTTTTCGTAATTGTTTTAAACAAAAACAGTTCATTATGTCATCAACAAGGTTATGATTTTCATTATAATTCTCAAAGATTAACATTAGCTCCTCAATATAGTCAAGGTATATTTTATCCTTAATTGAGATTAGATCATGGTGAGTTTTAAGTCCATGTATCACACTTGCATGATCTCTGTTAAACATTGCTGCTATCTCATACAGTGTAAGTCCCTCATCTCTGAGTAGGTTGTAAAGATAGAAACGCTTGTAAGTGTAGTGTCTATATCTGTGGCGTGCTTTGAGGTTGTTATCCTCAATGTATTGTATTATGTCAGTCATTTTTCGTTAAAGTAATTATAAATTAATCCTATTGCTATTGCTATAAAACCAACCGCAGCCAGTAATAAAGCCATTTTTGCTTCTTCTGCCATTCTATTCTGATTTAAAGGTTTCTTTTTCTTTCATAAACTTTTCAATGGCTTCATCTGTGTTTTCAAAAATGTAAAATACATCTTCTCCACATTCTCTTGCCCATTCAATAAATTCTTCTAATAATTCTTCCATTCTATTCTGATTTAAAGGTTTCGTTGTAGTATTCAGTTGCTAACTTTTTAGTATTCTCACTAATAGCACCTTTATCAAATTCAGATTGTCCATTGATGTGAGATAAAGTTACCTGCTCTTCAAACATTTCTTTGGCTTGTTCATACAATTCTTTAAGCCATTGTGGTGGATTATCTTCTTTTGGTCCTCTTCTGTTTATTTCAAACTCCAACCATTCTACTGCTGTTTTCATATTAATTAAACCTATATCCTTCAAATACTGCTCATGTTTCTCTGGAGTGTCTAATCCCTCTGGCATTCCATACTTATCCATTCCTATTGCTATGCGAATAGCTCCTCTAATGACTGAGTCTGGGTGTATTGAGTTACCATTTTGCAGCATTACCTCTATACTTTCAAGTAGCTGTAGCATTTCTAAGTTTTGTTTTTTAAGTTCTTTCATGTTAACTAAATTTAGTTGTGTAATAAAGTGCTTTTAATGCTAATACTAATCTTATGGGGTTTCTAACTATCATTTTTCTATTCTTATTTTATTAAACTTATCTTTTATTATCTTGTATCCAAGTGATTTATATATACTTAGATATCTATATACTGTCCTTTCAGTAACATTGAGATATCTTGCTATGGTATGGATGTTCCTGGACTTACTTTGGAGGAGCTCCATGAGTCGGATGCACCTGTACATTTTGTATTGATTCATACTCTCTCAATTTTAATGATTAGTTTCTCCCAAAGGTTGCTCATCCTTCGAGCCTCCCATTCTGAGTCTGCTTGCACAGTCTTTTTTAATATCCTCCAAGCTCCTCCCATGTATCCTCGATAGTGTATTGTCCACATTTTTTAATACTTTTAAATAGTTATTGTATCTTGTTATATCAAAGTTATCCCAGTAACTGATAATTGCTAAGTTGATTTTAGGCTCTCTCATGCTATCCTACTACTCCGATATACATCAACACAAAAGTGATAGCTAATAATGCAGCAGAGAACACTAAAACGTCTCTCACAGCCTTTTGATCTTCTGTCATGATTAATAAGTTTTAAGGTTTGACAAATAAAGTTCTAATCTTGCAAGTGCTCTTGACTGAATATTAAGTCTATGCTTATACTTAGGAAGTAACTCATAGAACATACCTCTGCTCAAATCTTTTAAAGTATCAGATGTCAATCTAATTCGAGTCAACATGCCCTCAATCATCCACTCAACATCCTCAACACGCTCAGTTAATAGTTCATAGTCAAGGTATTTACCCTCACCTCTACACTCATTGCAAATATCAGACTCACTGTGAGATGGATGCTCATAAGCACTGCTAATTAATACTGATCCTGACCCCCAACAAGTGTCGCATTCTTTGATAAATTCTGTTTTCATATTGTTTTGTTTATTATTTATAGAACAAAGTTAGTAAGTTTTTTTATATATGCAAATAATTAACGTAATTTATAATGATTCTAAATAAGAAAAGCTCACCTATTCAGTGAGCTTAGACATGTGACACCATATCACATGGGGGAGTTGATCCGGTAACTGTTCTAATGGTAAGTATCCAGATACTATTTTTTAAATCGCTTTACAACAAACTTAGATGCTAATGTTGCAACAGCTTTAAGGAATTTATTTTCTGACTCCACAGTTACCTTAGTTCCTGTCTCATCTTTTTTTATGTTGACATCTACTTTCTTACCATCATAATCAAGCTCTTGATTAATACCATCTTTGTGGTATTCTATCTCAGCCTTATTTGTTTGTATGATAACATCTGTCTTATCACCTTCAATGTTAACCTGTACTTTCTTAGGTCTGCCTACTTTCTTTGCCATTTTAAAATTCGTTTATTAAACATATAGATACTTTTGCTTGGTCTTTTGCCATGCGAACCATTCTCTCATAATCAGGGTTATTGTTAAGCACTAAGCATCCCTCTGACCAACCACCAATTTGAGTTGCTACCTGTTGACTACCTTTGTTATAGGTTGCTCCATGAACATTCATAAAGATAATGTTATCCATGATCTCAGTAGTTGGGTTAGTTTTACCATCTGCTGTGTAATCTCTTCTATAAGGTACTTTGGCAACCTGTCTAAGTGCCTCCATTTTACCTCTGTGAAGTCCATAAGCATAACAATCATAGTTCCATCGGTCAGCTTCCATTACTGCAGTTCCTTTGTTGCCCTTATTGGTAGTGCAAGAGGTTACATATTGGAAGGCTGAGCCCTTGAATATATATACTTTATCATCAAAGATGTTGTTGCCGTCCTCATTTGACCTAACAAACAACAGCCACATATCAGATGGTATGTTCTTATAAGTAGATAATGACTTGACTCTATCTAAGAGTTGTTTATCAGTGTAGTTCTTAACGTTGCTCATTGCTTTCTACAGTTAATTGTGATAGTGTTGCTGCTACTGTTCCTGCTGTTGCCACATATCCTGCCACAGTTATGACCGCTGCAGGTAGTGTAATAGGTGCAGCAAGGATAACTCCTGCTATTGCACCCACTGTAATGGCTGCCTGTTGTACTCTCTTCCAGAACTTAGGAGTCGGAGCATTCCATCTTTGTGCTAATGTCATCTTAAATTTATTTCTATTAGTTTCTTAACTGATTGAGTGAGCTCACTTATCTGCTCAGCAAGATGCTTGATTTCAAGTTGAGTCATTTTCTCAATGGCTTCATATTTAAACCTTGCCTCATTATCAACAAGTTCAATCTTGCCTTTGAGCCTTCCTTGAGTCTCAATGATATCCTTTTGTTCTTTCATAACACTTTTCAAATCACTATGTAAACTCTTTAAAAAATACCCTATGCCGGATATGAGTATTGTTATCACTGTAAATGCTATCTCATTAAATCCCATCACAAAATCAATATGCTGTTATTATATCCATTCTCTCTAAATCCTCCACAAGGACAGTCAAATCTACACACTTCCCCACAGTTGCAACCACAATGATCAATCATAGGTCTTAGGTCAGTATCTCTGTTCACCTCTGCTGTGAACTCAGGATATAAATCCTTATTAGCTATCAAGTATCTTGTTAACCTGGTCTCAAAGAATGAAGCCTTTTGTGCATAGTGCTCCATCCCAAAGGCAACCTCTGATCGACTTACTGAGCTTGAGAAATCCCCAAACTGAGTCTGCAGTCCTTTGTTTTTAAGTTGGTATGTCAAGCCAAACACAGCATCCTCTGCACTCCTCCAAGCTATAACAGGTTGAATGTATGCCACAAGTGCCTCCTCATCATTAGTCAATGTCTGAGCATTGTACTTAGTTAGTAGATAGTTGTAGAACGTAGTGCCTAAGATAGGCATAACTCTGAGCTGTGCCTGTGTTGCTATATATGGAGTAACATCTGTCACATCAACATTGGCTGTGATAGGTGTGTTAGTCTTTAAATATGTTTCTGTAATAAAGTAGTTCATGGTGCAGGTGTTTCAGTTGGTATAACATCACCTCCCTCTATTGGAGGCAGTTGAGCCAGTGCTCTGATTTCATTAGGTGTCATGCTTCCAAGTACCTTAGTAGCTACTAATGGACTCAATGAGTTCAAAGCATCTGACGTCTTAGATGTATCACCTTCAAGCTCAATGATTGTCTCATTAATGATCTGAAAGTTGTTAATTGAGAACTTGCCAGGTATCTTAGCAATGGTCATTATCTCATTAACTATCTCCTCAACTTGTCTCCTCAATGGCATGACTACATTTTTCTCAAATACAACATAAGCCTGCTTGATATCACTGCCTGATCCAAGAGATCCTTGAGTTCTTACTCCCATAAGGATGGGATCTATTGTGTGAGCAAAGCATATCTGCTCAGTGTTAAGGCTTGATGCCTCTTGAAACAACTTATCATTGCTGTTAGTTGGTAGGCTTTCAATCTTAGGTAACTGATCTTGATTATTAGCAAAGAATGCAACAGCCTTACCGGCATTAGCTGCACCTTTCAACCTATCAATGGTCTGCTTAATCATGTGTTTCTCCTCCTCTGACTGTGGTCTCTTAGGGAACATCATAGCAAACGATGGGAATATTGAGTTTTGAATGTTACTCTTAGCAAAGTAACTTAGCTCACCACTCAAAAATGCAAAGTTTAAAGCAGATGTGTACTGCGGCAAAGGATACCACTCCTGGCCCAAGGTCATTAACTCATAGCAATATAGTTGCTCAAGGTCAGTATTAGTAGGATGATACTTTTTTATCTCTCTCACATCAATGCGAGCTGTCCAATCATCACAAAGGAAGTATGTTTCCTTATCTCTTGAAATCCTAACTCTCTCAGGTGAAATGTTCTCAACTTTATATATCTCTCCTTTCTTATTGTAGCATAGTTTGAAGTACACTCTATGGTGAACTATCAACTGTTGAGCTATGGCTCTGATTGTTTTACCTAACTTAAGTTTCCTTTCAAAAGTATATAACTTGAGCTTATCCTCTTGAGACATTTTCTCAGTCTCAATAGTGTATCCTCCACCTGTTGCTGAGTTAGTCTTAAAGTCAACGATAGCACCATGCAAAGGTGATGAGTAATATAGTTGATTAAGTAACTCTGGATAGAGATTATCCTGCCCAAATGGAATGTATCCTGCTATCTGATAGCGGCCATTAACATAAGGGAGTGATAGGTTAGCTCCTCCTACCTTTTGAAATGGAGTAGAGAAGGATTGATATCCCTCAACTATCTCTGCTGTTTGTGGCTTGCTGCCTATAAATCTGTTATACCATGCCATTAGTCATAGATTGAATTAGTTTGTATCCCTGCCACTACCATGCGACCCTCCTCTATCATAGTCAATCCTGTAGGATCAACTGTTGGATTAGGACTCTCATAAACTTTATATCTGTATTGTCCCTTAATAAAGTCAACATCAATAGGGTCTTCGATAGTAAATAGGTTATATCTTGAAGGCCATGAGGAACTATCAACTCCCTGCCAATAGATAGGGTTGGCTGTAGTGTCAAACTCATCCTCAAATTCAAATAAATAATAAGGATTAGAGATTGTTGTAACCTCTGTAAGTGTCAACACAAAGGTGTTAACTGTATCCTTCTCAAGATATATCATACCTATATTGTATCTCAAAGAAATAATTATTAAAAAAGCCCCACCGAAGTGAGGCTCTTAGTTTATAATCTATGGCAAGATTAAAGGAGTCCAGCAATAATACCATGTTCAACCTCGTAAGCCAAAGTAGGGTTCTCCGCTACCAAAGTAACGCTGTACTTACTGCCATCTGCACGAGCTGTCCCAGATCCTTCACCTGTTGCAGATAACTGCAAGTATGGGAAGTACCAATATTTACCATTAGCATCCTCAACAATACCTGCTAAGTATTGTTGTCCTGCTCCTAATATGTTAATAGCTTTTGACTTATCCTGGTCTCTTCTGTGGAACATCAAGTTTATTGTTGAAGTCACATAAGTAGATCCATTAATTAAGTCAATAGCTGAGTCCTCAGTGTATGAGGATACATTTCTTCTGAACTCCAAGTCAATGAATGCATCACCTCCACCTATTAAAGGTAAAGAGTTAATAGTCC